TTAATATCCTTTAATGCTTTGTTAACAACAAAATATCTGTTTACATCAAAATCATAAGCAGAGTCATCGTTAACATGATCAACTCTTGCTTCCATTCTTGCATACGCACCAGGAGTATTAGATGCAGAAAACTCTACTAAAATTCGAGCAGCAATTTTTGATGTATTGATGTCTGCATCACTACCATCTTTATTTAAAACACTAAAAGCAAGTCTGAGTTCATCAGAGGTAGAATATTTTGAAAGGTTTGCGGATGTTCCAGATAACTGAATAAAGTTACCAGCACCAACTAGTGTTCCTGTTGATCCAGAAAATGTTGAAGAGTCTCCTCTCATTAAAACCATGTTGTTTAAAAATCTTGATCTTTCATTCTTTTCATACCTAGATGTATTTAAGAAAATAGTATTATCTGCATTAGTTTGAAAAATATCTAACTCTAAAGATGATCCGTTAACAGTAAAGTAATCTTTAACAACGTTTAGAATCAATGGATCATCTAATGGTTCTGCAACAATGTTTAAAGTATTAGATCCATTAATAGTCCAGTTTTCTGATTGAGTAAAGGATAGCAAAGATTTGCTATCGCTAGAGTTCAATAATCGATTAAAGCCTGCAGAGTATATTCCAACCTCAGTTATTTCATATCTTTCTTCTGTTGGTAATTCTGCAGTAAGCACAATCTTTGATATACCGTCTTCATTTACTATACCCCTTGAAGAAACTGGTACTCTAAACATTTCAAAATCTAGTTCTGTCTTATTTGAATAGTCTGGCTTTGTACCGCTAACGTATGGCTCTAAAGGCCTTGCACCGCAACCAACAGCGATATATGAAGCATATGAGGGAACTTGACCAAGTAGGTACTTCAATATTATATTTTTGCCAGTACTAGTAATCACTTAAATCTCCTATATTATATTGTATCATAATAGCCGCTTCCACTAGTTAGTATATTTATCTCTATTTGTTCATCATCTTCAATATTAACTAGTTCTAGAACTAAATCTCCTGTTGATGATTCTATATAAACGTTTACACCATTGTTACCATTTGCAACATTTGGTATCTTTTGATCAAGAACAATTGTAAAGTTTTTAAAGTACTCATAAGATGTTTGAAAAACTGGGGCTAAGGTGTAAGAATTATAATTTTGTAATATTTTGCTAGAGTTGTAGATGTTGTCATAAACAAGATTAGAGCCAAATACCGTATCGTTTCTGTCAATATTAATAATTTCTTGTCCACCAATATCTTCAAATATTAGGTTAGACATAGTTTCTATAGAAACTTCTTCGTCTCCAACTATTATGTATTGTGGATCTGCAACCTTAACCAAAGAACTATCTGATGAATTAGAGTATATTATTTGTGGTGTATTTGGAATTGAATCACTCATCTGCTACCTCATAACAATATAACTTCATTGTTGGACCCTGTGCTGATCTTGCATACTCAATATTATACACAACAAATCTTTTATTTTCTGATGCTATGATATCTTCATCATTGGCATTTTTATAATATATATTAACTATATCTCCAAGTTGAATTGTTGGTGTAGCAAATATATCCAACCCAATTGCATTTTTAGGGTCTATGGTTTTATTAACAATCCACCCAAGAAGTGATTCAGCATCGTCTTTTGATTGTATGTATGGAGTGTCCATAGTAAACTCTTTTGTGCCATATTTGGATTTACTTATTTTTAACTTGTTATATTTATCTTTAGATTCAGTATTTGATTTTATAGTCTGATCATCTAAATATTGTGTTTTAATATAGTTTGAGTTTTCTTTATAATAATCTTCTACCGTCAAAGTGTGATTTGTTGATTGAGTAAATGCAACACCCTGAATTCTTAAATAGTTTCCAGATGTTTCATCTAATGATAAAACGGTATCAGTTGCGTTAAAAATTAAAAATTCTGCACCATAGGCGTCTGGCAAAAATCCAGAGACGGTGTATCCTTTTATTTTATTAAAAGTTGGAGATATTTTAGAGTATAACGCTGGATATGCTTTGTCAAACTTAACATTAAAGTATGCACACTCTCTCATAATTGATCCAAACTCATCAAAGTAAAAGTTATATGATGGTGGTTCAGAAGGACTTATGCCAGATAAGTAGGTTGATTGTATTACAGAACTTAGAGCATATTTTCTAAATGCATCATTAGAGGTAATTTCTTGATTATTAAATATTTTATTAAATGGTATGTCTATATTTTCTGAAACATTTTTAGCATAGTTACTTCCCAAAGCAAATATATTTTCAAACATAATTTTGGATGTTCCCCTAGTAAACAAACACATATTATTATAAATAGGTAGTGGGTTTGTGTCATCAACTATTGCAACAATATTATTGTTTATATATAAATAAAATTTTCTTGTTTGTCCAATATCTAAATATTCAACTGCAAGATCGTATACGGTTGGATTAGACTCTCCTGTCATTCTATATTGTCCAGTAAAGTTACCATCATCTACTAATATGTTGGTTGAGCCAGACCATAATTTTACAGGAACGGCCATGTCTGTTGCACTATCTTTACCTATTTTGTAAAACATTAAGTTGGCAATTGTAGAGCCATTGGCATATTTATCTATGTTGGTTTCTGTTAATGCTGCAATTTCAAAATAATACCCCACATTATTTGTAGGATTAACCATAACCCCAAGACCACCAGAGCCGCCACCTATGCTTATATTTTGAGATGGATCAGTTCCAGGAACTACATAATATGTCATACTTCCAATTGGTGTTTGACCTCTAACTTCATTATTCTCAACCTTGCCAATAATTCTTAATCTAGTGCCAAAATGTTTAAATTTACTGTCTAGTGGCTTATAAACATAATTAATATAATTAATTGGTTTTTGTTCAAAGGTAAATGATGGTCCAGTCATAACTAGTGCGGATGATTGTATATTTCCTGATTTTTTATTAATTGAATTTTTGCTATCATATTCTGAAGTATAAGAACTTGATAAAAAGTTTTTAATAATGCTGGTTCTGGTTGTTTGTTTTGCTATAGCGTTACTAACTCCAGCCGCACCAACTACGACTGTCTTATCTAATTCTTTATCCGCAAACAAATATTCAGAGTACATGTTGCAACCCTTTACACTGTTTTCATTAGTCCAATATGGATTTAATCCAGCATAATGATTTGTAACTTGTGTTTCAAATTGACCTCTTCCATGTTTTACTATATCCCCTTCTTTTAAAACCTTTATCCCATTAATCTCTACATAGTCTAAATCTGTATAAATTCTAATCAATCCAGTTGGGTACATTTTTCCATTAAATGGTAATTGAGAAAAATAATTCTCATAGTCTTCAACATTAGTTATCCAAACATTTCCTATTCCAGAAACGCTATATTCAACTGCGTCATATCTAATGACTTCACCATTTGAATAAAAATATCCGTTATAGTTGCTAATCCAATATATGTTTTCTCCAAGATCTATAGTATTATTTAATAACACATTATTGCTAATTGATGGAATTTCATTTGATAGTGATGAGCCCAGTGGTATTGCTGCCAGAACATATGATGACATTGATGCAGCAGATTCATTTACAGTTTTAGTATTGCTTTTTCCAGAAACCTCCCATAGCAGTGTTGGTTTATATATCCAAGTTTTTTCTTTATCAATTAACGTTGCTTGCTTTATTGATCCTAAAGTTTTTTGAATATATCTAGTAGTATAGTTAATTTTTCCAGAATTCAAAACCTTCGTATCAACTATTGCTGCATTTAATATATTTTCTTTATTGTTTATTTCATTATTTTTAGAACCGTAAAGGGTGATATCTGATACTCTATCTGTTAACTTTGGTACTGTGTAATTTTTACTCATTACGACTAGATCATTTTCTTCATTAAAAAACATAGATGATTGAGAAGATATTGCCAAATCATTTAAAACTTGTGCAACGTTTTTTTCTTCATTACAAAAAAAGAAAGGAATAATTAGTTCCTGTTCATTTTCAATTTTTTTAAATATATAGTTAGAAAATCCAGTATAGTCTAATAATGTTGAAACCACAAAACTTAAAGACACGTTTGTTAGAAATAAACTAGGAGCATTTATTTGTTCTAGGTAAAAATATAAATCTCTTAATTGTATAGAAGTCTTGCCATTTTTTACATCTGTTTGTGGTATATTATCTGAGTATAATTTTTTTAATGGTATGTATTGATAAATATTATCATCAGTCTCTACACTTTCATAAAAACTAAACTTAACATTATTATTTAAATATTTGTGTACAACACTATTTGTATTATTTTTATTAAAAGAAAGATCTGGATCAATTAATTCTAGGTTACCAGTAGATGCCAGAAGTTGTCCTACTGGTAGTCCGTTTGTGCTTAAATCAGATATTGATTTGTTTATTGTATAGTTAGTAACATTATCTGTTATGTCTACCAGCAATCTAGGAGACAACTCAATTAAATCAAAAACACTATCAAACTTATTCATTGTACTTATTACAATCCTTATTCCATTTATATACTGAAACTCTTTATATGAAATACTACTGGTACCAGCGTTAGTATATGACATTACGTCTACAAGTTCTGTTACCATCGAAGTTTTATCTATTTCATTTTCTAATAAATCCCATCCATATTCTGGAACAAATGAATCATAGTCAAATCCATTATAAACATAAAGGACTCCTATTTCGCTTTTATATTTGTCAGAAACTAAGTATGCATCACCATATGAAGCGGTATCTGGCAATAGCGTTGTTGATAAAATAATATCAACTAAAGAAAACTTATCTTTATATTTTGATGGAACAACTAATCCATATTTTAATTCAACATGTCCATCAGAACCAACAATATTCTTTCCATTTGATCTTGTAGAATTTTCATCAAAACTAATTATGTCTATCCAGTTATCATTATTTAAAACTTGAACCTTCCAAGTACTTGGAGTTGTTTGATTGATATATCCATAAAATGGATCTTCTATATTTTCAGAAATTGTTGAGAATGGTCCTAGGTTAATTTCACCAACATTTGTTTGCATCTTAATAACAATTCTATTAACTGGAATGCTATTTTTATACACCACAAAAGGTGCAACGTCGTCTATATAATTTTTATTATTTAATATATTTTTAGCAATTCCTCTTTCAATATTGTCTTCTGTTCTATAAGAACTCCAATATTTAAAATAGTCTCTTTTGTCTGACATATAATATCTTGGTCTATTGGCCAAGTATGAATTTGAATTGTGAAAATATTTATTATTAAAGTATTGTATTTTATTTATTCCAGATCTTGGTCTAAATTTATTAAAACAATCTTCTAAAGAAAATAACTGCCCTTCTTTTTCTTTAATAGATGTAAAAAGTTGTGGTTCATCTGAGTCATCGTATCCACCATCTACGACTATGTCAGCATTAGTTGCATCTGTATAATAATTTCCACTATCGTTAGAATCATAAGAGTTAATAATATTTTTATATTTAGATAAATTTTCTAATGGTCGATGTCTATAATTTCCAATTTTTAACAAATTTTCTGCATCATTAAAATTCCATTCTGCTAAAACTAATCCTTTAAGAGTTACACTTTCGGATTCTTTAAAAATTGAATTAATGTATTCATTTTGAAACATTATACTTCTTCCAGAGATATGCTTACATCCCACAAATCATATTTATTGGTTCCTCTTTTATTTACATTATATGAAAATTCAGATATAAAAACTTCTTTTACTTCTTGATATTCATTAAGCCTGTTCATTGTATTGTCTTCTTGTTTAAAATCAACATACCTATCATAAGCAACAAACATATAAAATGATCCAGGATGTTCTAGATACCAACTCAACAATTCGTTTCCACCTGCTCCCCCATCCACTGTAAACTTTTCTAAGTCAACATCCTCTTTTCCAGTTGTTGAATTAAAATTTGCAATGTTGCTAAAAGATCTAGATGGCAAATTTTGCCAATTTATAGAGAATATGTTTTTATCTGCAATAAAAAAAGATCTCATTTTTCCATTTATAGTTCTTTCTTTTTGTTCAAGCCTGTTGTATTTAACATCTATAGGTCCACGATTATGATCTGATAAAATAATAAAAAAACTATTTGCCGTCTCTTCAATTTGAGTTGGATTAGTGCCAACTTCATATCCAACAGGAACATGCACTAAACCGTTTGCAGTAGAAACGAGAGTTCCAGGGGAGTCTGCAAATAAAAGTGCCTGTGGTCTACCGTATTTTTTTCTACCAGCAAGGTAATTTAAAGTTGCCATTATATTCTATTCCCCTTGATTCTTTGAGAATCTATTTGTTTAATCTGCATCATTACCGTTCTAGCAATCTCGTTAGGGTTTGCATCAGACTTAACATTAACACTCAAGTTATAATTATACACTGAAGATGATTGTTCGTAGTTACCTTTATTTATTGCCTTTAGGTTATCTACCCCAAATTTATCTACACCATACTTACTTACAATAAATTCTCCAGGAGTTAACATTGCTGGAACGGTGTCTGTTCCAACTGCAAAACCACCTGAAGCAAATTTTGAAATCATTCCGCCAAGTGCTTTTTTCTTTGGAGTTAAATATGCTGCAGCCATAGCACTGTATCTTGCTGTTGCTAACTGATTAGCGTTAGGGGCTTGTGCTGGAATAGTTGCAATTGGTTTCATTTTATTATCATAAATTGTTTTAGCAGGGGTATAGGCAAGATTTTGAGCAGAGGTCTTAAGTAGTCCAGTTGACAAAGTTGCTTTTTGAGAAGCACTTAAACTAGACAAGTTTTGAGATGATGACGATCCTCCTGAGTTGCCCCCTGTACCACCGCTACCAGAAGAGGCTTTTGGTTTATCAATTGTTTCTTCAGTTCCATCATCGTAGTATATAGTTGTCGAACCATCTTTATTTTTTACACGTCTTATTTCTTTTTTACCAGTATTGGTAGGTCCAGACAAATCTACTTGGTTGTTATTATAAGAATTCATTTTTGCAATAACTGAGTCCCATGAACTTGCCAACTCATCTACTGCTTTTTTAGAAAGTGCTATTGCTTGATTATATTTTCCTGTAGCAAACTCTGCTGCTTGTATTTTAGTATTTTGTTCTCCCCATTGGTCCTTAGTTAATCCAGCCAATCTTAAAGATTCAACATCTTGTTTTATTTTATCTTCTATAATGTCTAACTGTACTTGTGCTAGTCTTGCTTGTTCTTGTAGAGGTGCAATAGTATCTTGTTCAATTCTATAATTTTGATTTTTTAAGTTTTTTATCTTTTCTTCTAATTGATCTCTTGTTAATCCATTTGAAGTTAAACCATTAATTTGATTATCTCTTGCATTTTCCATACCAGTTCTTTGTTGCTCAAGTGAACTTGCTGCATTTTGTGCACGAAGTTCTTGTGCTGCTCGTGCCGCTGCATAAACATCTCCTTCAGAAAGTGCTTGTGCAACAGACAGCCTTCCCTGTTCTTGTCTAGCAATAATTTCATTTACTTTTTGTATTTTATCTAGTGATTCAAACTGCTTATCATACTTGTTGTTAATTTTTTCTGCTTCATCATTTATTGTATTTAGTCCATCTTCATATCTTGATATTAAATAACTGTTTGCTGCTTGAATACGTTGTGCTACTTTAATTTGTTTTTCTGCATTATCAACTATTAGTTTTTCTTTATTTATTTCACCTTTTCTTCCAAGTCTAATAATTTGTTCTTGAATATCAAAGTATTTCATTGCTGCATTATAGCCAGGATCAAATGCTTCTGAATAATTTCCCATACTCATAGCATTTTTAAATTGTGCTACTATTGCTTTTGCTTTAGATGATACAATGCTTGTTAAACTTTTGTTTGTTTTTTCAGATGCAACTGCGGCTGCAAATGCATTATCTTTAATTGCTTCATATGCATCAGCAACTGGCATTCCCGCATTAACTAATTTTCTAAAAGCAACCGCTTGATTATTTGTGTCTGCAACAATTTTTTCTTGATCATTTTGATATTCACCTAAAGCAATATTGTTTAATGCTTTTTGTAAAACACTTATGTCCTTAAACATTCCTTTATATTTGTCATAATCTTCTGCGGATAATCCAGTAATAAAATCAATAGTATTTTGATTAGCACCTTGACCTCTAAGTTTTTGTGCCAAACCACCAAACCCTAATGTTTCTTTGGAGAGTTTCTTTAAGGCCTTTCCAGAGGCATCCCAACCTACTGTGAGTTCCTGGGTAGCCTTTCTTACGTCTCTTAGTTTCTTTACTATGTCGTCTAATGGTGACCCTGTTGGTCCCCCGCCACTTCCAGCACCCTCTTCATCTGCAAATGGAGTTGCTACAGTAGGATCCATTGCGTTTGTTTTCTTTTGTCCAAGTGCATTTGCATATGCTTGCTTTTGAACTGGAAAAGATGCGTTTCTAAATTTTTCTCCCCCACCAATACTGGCTGGCTCACCTAACCATTTTTTAACTTCTGGGTCACCATCAAAAACAGTCTTATCTTGTATAGACATCACCGTAGCAATTTCATTTAAATAAACTTGTCTTTCATTTTCAGTTAACTTATCAAAATATTCTTTATCAATTGCACCCAAATATTCTGGTGGTAAAAATGTAGTTGCAACATCGTAACTTAACTTTCCTTTATTTTCTTTAATCTGATCATACAAATTATTTAGATTATCTCTTGCATCTTTATTATTTTCATAATAATTAACTAAATAAGCAATGTCTAGTTCTCCACCAGTCATTGTTAGTTGTTCGTAAAAATCAATAGTGTCTTGTGCTTCTTGATCATTTGCTGCACCTTCAACATTAAGTAAGAAATTCTTTTGTGCTTCTTTATCTATTTCACCTTTGCTATCTAAAAACAATGAAGATATTTGTTCAACTCTTGCTGCTGAGGTTCCACCAAATTTTGTTATTATATTCATAACTGCATCAAGGTCTTTTTTGTTATCACCAAAAGAATCTAATAAAGATATCATAGTTGCTGGATCTATATTTTTATTTGCCATTTCCATAGTTAATTTTACTTTAGCAAGTTTGCTGCCCTGAGAAGCAGCAATTGCATCTTGTGCTAATGGAACAACATCTCCAAACATTGTACCTTCATATGCTTTTGTAGCCATCTTATCTGCTGAATTCTGATATGCTTTTTGCATTGCACTACTACTATTTACAAAATTATCATCAATTATTTGTGTTGTTTCTTGTTGTTTATCTAATAACTTTTGTCTACTAGTTATATAATCATTTTGTAGTTTTTCTGCTTTTACAGTATCTCCAGCAGCCCTAGCAATTTCAATTCTTTTTTCATATTCGACTTGTAAGCCATCTAACATTTGTTGGTTTTGTTGTAAAGCAATTGCAGACATAGCCACTTCTGCACCAGCGGCGGAAGACATTCTTTTTTTTCTTTCTGTATTACCATAAATTCCACCAGCAACTGCACCTATACCAGTTCCAACAACTGATCCAATTCCAGCACCAATGGCCACTCCTGCTGGTCCACCAACCAGTCCAATAGCACCACCTGCCTTTGCTCCTAGGGCTGCTCCTGCACCTGCACCTGCAAGAGCGTATCCTCCAATACTTTTCACATCTTTTCCTGTATACCTGGAGGCTGCTGGTCTTGCAGTATTTAACATTTTTAGTTGTTTGTTTCCTTGATCAACTAATTCCATTCTTACTTTTAATGGATCTTTTACTAAGTTTTCACCATTAGGTCCTAGCAGTTTTGATAGTTCAGCATTTACTTTAAGTCCAAATGCCATGTTGCCCATTTGGTCTCCTATATTAAGTGCAATAGATCTTGCTTCTTGGGCTGACAATGCTCCAGAAGTTACTGCTGTTGCTAATTGATTTGTTAAAGATCCACCTGCACCAGAAACCCCATTAGCAGCAATGTTTTGTCCAACTGCTTTAGTTAATGCCTGACCCTTTTCTCCAGTAACAAAAGATTCACCAAAAGTGGTCTTACCTTGAACTGTTTGATACTGTTTAACTCTATCAGATCTTCTTCTGTTCATTATTTCTGAGGCAGATACATTACCTGCAAATTCTGCTAACTCTTGTATACTTTTAGATGATGCTCCAGTTTTTTCTGCTAAATCTATCGCTGCATCTCTTGCCTTGTCCATTGCCATTCTTTGTTGAACATACAGGCCAACAAGTGCTCCAACGCCAACTCCTAATGCACCAAACTTAGAACCAAGAAGTGGGATTATCATAGAAAGAGCCATCAATGGCATCATTAACTTTTGAAACATTTCACCAATTTTTCCAGGGGCCATTGAACCCATCATTGCAACCATAGAGGCAGACATTGCTGCAGTTCCCATACCAGAAGAAATTCTTTGTCCTGTAGCACCCTTTGCTTTAGAATCAGTACCTGCAGATCCAGCAACATTAATAAGTTTATTTTGTTTTGCTAGTTTATCCTGTTGTCTTCTAATTGATTTTTCTGTTGCTGTAATGCCAGTTGATTTTCCATACATAGCATTTGCTGATTGTGAAGCACCTAATACCGTTGCTTGTCCAAGTTGGCGACCTGTTCTTTGCATATCGTCAACAGACTCTTGCATCCCAACAATTGCACCCTGTGCTCCATCTTGAGCGGCTTTACGCATTCTTTTAGACGGTGAATTATTTTGAAATTCTGTATTCATTCCATCTACAGCACTGTTAACTAGTCTAGATGCTGCTCTCTGACTTTGCATCCTAACTTTGTTTTCTTGTTGGACTAAGTTCTCGCTAAAATGTTCTTGAGAAGTTGCTTTTTTATATGAAAGACTTGCTGGCTCACTTCCTGGTGTTATCATAAATCTAGGTATGCCATGTGTTGAAATTCCTCGAGCACCGCCAAAAAATGAAGATGCTGCACTTCTAACTCTAGAAAGTCCAGAGAATGCTCCAGGGGTATTCATTGATTGTGCAACTGAATTGTTTGGTAAATTAGTTGCAAGAGTTTGAACATCTGCTGCATTTTTTAAATTTAACCTTAATCTTCTTGCTTCTGCTTGTGCTTGTATTAAATCTTGTTGCAATTGCGGAGCCATAGTTTGTGCAGTTGTTGTAAACTGATGAAATGGTCCATTTGCATTTCTCATGTCTGTGTTAAATTTATTTATTAAACCAGAAAATGCTTGAGTTGCTGGAGTTCCTGCATTAACGGCTTGTGTAGCAAGATTTATTGCTGCACGATTAGCATTTTCCCATGCCTTTATTTCTAACACGATAGATTTTGCACTTAACCCAGACTGTTGAATAATTTGTTTAGCATAAATGCTAGTCAGGTCTGCCATATTCGCTGGATTTATACTTCCAAATGGCACCAACCCAGATGTATTAGAGACATTTGCAGAGTATGGTCTCATAACAGTTGAATTAGATTTTCCAATTCTTCCTTGTGAACCAGAACCTATTCTTTCACTACCGTTTGCAAAACCAGGTATATTGTTAGCAATAATTCCTTTAACTAGTCCACCAAATTTTTTATTTTGTTTTGCTGGAATTACAGCCTCTCCTGGTGAAAGCATTGCTGGTACTACATCTCCTGCACCCTTTGGTCCAGGTACACTTACTATGCCGCTTTCATATCCTTTAGGTTGAGGTCTAGGTCCTTTTCCTGGCATACCGCCCATACCAAAAGCACGCTGTGCTGCTACTGCTTGATTGTATGATGCTGCAAGTCTTCTAATTGCTTCTGCTTCTGAATTAAAACTTTGAGTCAACTTCATGTGTGTTTGATCTAAAGAAGCAGCAACTGCTGCAGCCTCTAGTTGTTGTTGTGTAAGATAGTCTGTTTGCATTCCCAGAACGGTAGATGATTGTCCAGCCCTATTAAATACTCCCTTAATGGCTGTAAATCCTTTAATTATATTTGCCAAACCGTTAGCAAGCAAACCAAATGACATAAGTACTACTGGTCCTATACCTGCTAGGATTGCTGTAAAGTATGTTATAAATTGTTTTGTACCGTCGCTAAAGTCATTAAACTTATTTAATATTTTTGAGAAAAACTCAACAACTGGAGTTAACGCTTTTAGGAATTCTGCACCAATAGGAACTAAGGTAACCTTTAAGTCTTCAATTTGTTTCTTAAATTTGTACATTGGTGAGTCTTCAATTTTTTTCATTTCTCGTTCAGATAATATTGCTAACTCTTCGACTGTTGCACTAGTTAACTGTGCTACTGTTTGAGCCTGAGTTCCTTCTTTAATAACATTTTGAAATAGTGTAGACATACGAGCAAACTGAAACTTACCAAATAGTTGTTCAATTGCTTGAGCACGTTTCAATGGTTCTAACTTGTCTAAGGCCAAACCAAAATCTATTACAAGTTTTTTAACGTCTCCCTTATTTGCTTCCACAATTCCTTTAAGGTTAATGCCCATACCACCAAGGAATTCTGATGCCTTTTTGGTTGGATTAATTAAAGATGCTAAACCAGACTTTAATGCGTTAGCACCTTCTCCAGCCTGAATACCACCTTCACGCATTGCAGTCATAAAGAATGCTAAGTCTTGAACATCACCACCAAGTTGTTTGATTACTGGTGCTGCTTTAGGAATTGCAGTTGTTAAATCATCAATGTTAAGAATAGTTTGGTTTTCTACTGCGTTTAAAAAGTCAATATTTTTTGCTAAATCTTCAGAAGCAATACCAAATGTTGAAGTTAAAGAAATTAAAGTATCTAAAGACTTTGCTTGATCAATGTTACCAAGAACTGCAAGTTTAGATGCTTGTGTTACTTGTGCCATTAAATCTGCACCAACTTTACCAGTTGCAGCCACATCAGCAGCCATCTTCATAGTATCTGCAACGGCCACCCCATACTTAGTAAACTCGTTTGCAAGTAGTTGAACATCCTTTAATGCTTTAGTAGCATCTGCTGTTGTTGTAAACATATCACCGTAAACACGCTTAAATTTAATGGCTTGCTCTTCTAATTGCATAAAAGTTTTTGCTGCAACTGTGCCAAAATATAATAATGGTATTGTAAAACCAACCATAAGTTGACGACCAGCCCACTGTGTATTTTTACCAAAGTTTAATAGATTGGTAGATCCTTGTTTTAATAATTGGTTTAATAATGCTTGACGCTGAGCAGCCATTGCTGTTTTAGTTGCATAGTCATTCATATCCAGTGCTAGTGGACGTATGGACATTGCCTTAAGTGCACCACTTGCATCTCTACCCATTTTAATATATTGGGTTTGTAATGTTTTTACATTTTCTCTTGCAACTTTATTAATTGTGTCAAATTCTGATTTAAATAATTTACCAAAAGTTTTTGTAGAAGCACCAGCATACCTAAAGTATTCCTTCATTGTAAATTGATTTTTTTCTAATGCTGTATTAAAAGCGTCAGTAGTTGTTCTGATCTTTTTCATTTCGGCATAGAATTTGCCGCCAGCGTTTATTTGATTTGCTAGGTTTTGAGAAAGGTTATTAGATACTGCAACACCTGCAGCACCTGTTTTTGCCATTGAGGTGTGAAAGGCTGATATCTGGCGTTGTAACGCTTTTAATTGCGTTAACGCTTCACCAGTGTCAATACCAATTTTTATATTGGACTCTACATCAGCCATTCATTAGTACCTCTTTATTTAGTTTTTATGGTAAATTATTAAGAAGTGCTGCGTCTGATAGTTTAACACCAGATGCCTCTTCAATAATTTGATATACCGTTGGAAGATCCATATTTTCTTCTAACGCTGCTAAGTCTTCTGCAAGTTCTGGTTTGTATTGTTTCATTGCAATTTGAATACATTCCATTAATATGTTCATTGATTTTTCGTTATCTTCTGCGACCGCTGCTACACCTTCGAATTTCTTCATAAAAGGACGTAGGAGAGAAATTTTCAGTGGTCTTACTTTGATTTTAGTGCCGTCAATAAGCGTAACTGTTTTTTCTTCGTTAACAGTAGTTGCCATTTTTCCTCCTTATAAGGTTAACCTTAATTATATCACAGAGGACCTATATTTTAACCAACAACCTCTTCATACCCCAAACCATTCCCAATCCCAAACCCTGCTTTCTTTGCTTTGGCTCCACGAAGGTTTGTTATGTCGTTGGCATCTTTTCCATTGTATAATACTCTTTTTTTCATATTTTCCCAAGCATTATCACTCTTATCTTTATCTATATCTACTCCTTGCATTGCCGCTGCAAATTTTTTATCATTATGATCAAACTCTCTTCTTACTTCAAGAATAGATATTAACTCTGGCATAGATAATGCAAGTTCTAGTTCTTCATAATTTTTCCAAGCACCTATTAAAAATACTTCTGATTCTAATTTGGCCAAATCTAGATCTTGCCAACTAGACCCACTACTTTCTGATTTAGCCTGACTTTCAATAGTCTCTTCTTTTTCACTACTTATTGTTATTCCAGCACAATATTCCAAAACCTTATATACTGTTTTTATATCTAAGTTATCTTCTATTAGTTCTACTGAATCAGAAATAGATGGATAAAACTCTTGCATTGCAATTCTGACAGATTCAACCATCATCTCTATGGCTTCATCTTCTGTGCTATCTTTATTTATTTTATTAAAACTGTCTAATATACCTCTTAGGTATTTTATTTTTGATGGGCCAACTGTTATTTCTGTACCGTCGATTAACTCGATAACATTTTCTTCATAAACTTTTGTGGCCATTAAACCATTATATCAAATAGAAAAGCCCACCGTTTTATGGGCGGGCTAATCTTGTAAAATTACTTAAACTGTAATTGTACGATCAACAATCTTGCCATACATACCGTCATCTAACGGTAACATACGGAAAGTTACGTCAAACATAGATGCTGCATCACGTTTTGCTGATGCTACTACGTTTTCGATTGACAAAGCACGGTATCCGATATAGATACGTTCCTTATCAACTGATGGGTCACCAGTTCCTGGACCAACGGCTACTATACCACGTTCTAGAGGAACGTCGCCTAATTCACCTGAGTTGATGTCGAAACTTTGGCTTCCTAAACCAACGGCTGCCGATGTTGTTAGTTCATCTAAATCATTTACGTTTGCTGCTACTGCCACTAGAAGGTTTTCTAGTGTTGCTTCTGCAAATGATGTTGCTAAAGATACTTGCATGCCGTCTTTGAAAAGACGAGCAACGTCAAGAACTTGATCAACTTGAACTTCACCGAAAGATGGTTGGAATGTAAGTTCGATACCATTGCTGGTATAACCTACGTTTGTGAAGTCAACGTCATCAGCCAAAGTATCTTTGTATGATGTTGTTGCTTCAAATGCTGGTAGTGGTCCACCGACAGTACCGATTGTTTGTGCTAAAGCACCGTTATTATATGTAAACAGTGCGGCTGCACCAACGATAATGTTGTTGGACGATCCACGAGAATATGCCATTTATTTCACCTCTCCTTGTAAAGGGTTTTCTTATTTAGTTGTAAAGCGATGTTTCCTCAAGGTCAAGTATAACACCATTTTGTTATTAGAATCTAGAGGAAAACTGCCCTTTATTTTGTTCTGGAATAACTGTATATTTATGCCAGTCATAATCTAAGATAATCTTGTTTCCCGCAAAGGTTCTGGCTGTTCCAAAGTCTATGATGTCTCTAGTTTCTTGAAGTTGGTAGGTTTTAAAGGTGTGAAAATATAGTGGAAGGGACATATCCTTAAGTGCTATATTTGGGCCAGGTATAACTGTGTCCTGATTGTCTCTTATCCATTTGTTTATATCAACTGCGGACTCATCCAGTGCGTTTAATAGATCTTGAATTTTTTGACTTATGATGATTGTTCTTTCAATTGCGTCTTCACCAAAGTTATAAAAATAGTACATTATTTGTTCACAATATATGTGTGGAAATGTTTTTCTATTCATTCTAAACATTCTGTCATATACTGCAAATGTTCCTGTAGACTCTGGAAATGATTCAGTTAGAGCAGCAATATCTGTTGGGCTAGTAGGAAAAAACGGTATTGTAAATTCTTGATCAAAAAACTCACTAATCTTATTTTGTAAATAAGCATTAATCAATGACGGTGGATGATGTATCGTAGCAGCCATTATGCAATCACCGCATTAGAAATCCATTTATATCCAGTTGAATACCCAACACCTTTACCACTGCGTTTTCCTGCTGCCATATTAGTTTTAAATACTTGTGGTCTTTTTATATAATCATATAGACCAGATGCTTTTAAAAATGATTGTTTAAAATATTGTAGAAAAAACATATCTATAGTTGACTCAAAACTACCCTGTGCATCTTCTCCACCAGGGCTAGATACTGAAACTGGATTTCTAGTAAACACTGTTTCTCCATCTTGCTCAAAAACCAATACAGGTGATTTCTTAGGTCTTATTATAACTGGAATACCGTTTTCCATTATTTTTGCTTTATTATAAAAAGGAGTTGTTGATCCATCTTTTACTTGAGATGATTGTGTAAATGTTGACATTACTGATAATCCTAATCCACTAACAGTATATTGTATATCAAATAATCTTGATTCTGGACTTCCAGATTTATACCACTCATAAACATGTTGCAATGCTGCTGGATCTATTCTGGCGTTTGTGTCAACAAATTGTTTCAAAACCTCTATAGTTTGTTTTCCAAGATTATTTAAAAATAACTTTTTGCCACCCTCAACTCCTTCTAAAAATCCCATAGAGTATTTTACAATATTGTCCATATCTTTTTTAAACTGTCTTGTATCAAATTTTATCATAAATCTATCGCCTGACTATCAGACCTTTTAATTACAATTTTATAGTATTCTGTTTTTCCAAACAAACCAGAGTATGGGCTTAGTGTTGCAATTTCAAAAAGACTTGATTTGCCAGCACGAACCCCACCTGTTTCAACATATATAGGGTTACCTTCTCCATCTGATATATTTGTTATAATAAGATTAGTTAATGCAATTCCACCATTCATATCATCAAATCTAATATCTGTTGGAACTCTACCGCTCAAAACTGTGTCAAAAACAATTGCTACATTTTGTACTTGTTGTTCTTCTTTATTTCTAATATTGCCAGATGCAAAGTAACATTTTATATCTTTAAATTTTGACCATTGCTTTTTAATATTACCGTACTGACCTTGCTCAACGGATGAATAATACACTTCTGCTGTCATGGGATATAAAAAGTTGTCGTCTAAACATATCATAGTATTCCTAGTCTAGTAATGTTCTTGGTATATTTTGATAGTATTTGATCAACTATGATATTGCCTGTACCGTTAAATAATTTTTTAGCATTAAATTTAACTTTGTACTGGTCTGTTTGATATTCTTCAACATATCTTTTATATTGATCAAGTCTTCCACATTTAATATCATTAACTAACATTTCTGTTGCTGCCTGAATATCTGACGGAATTGTTTTATATCCAGCATCTAAAACTAATGTATAGTCATATCCTGTAGGAAAAGTAACAGTATCCCAACCATAATACCCTAAATCACCGTATGATACTGGAAGATTTGGTAGCGTTTTTTCTAATCTATTTAATGATTCTGTTGAATTGGGAATATATTCTTGTACAGCAGAGTTATCTAATGATAATTTAAAATATCTATCGTTTGTTTCTTCATCAACATCAAAAATTAAAACATCGTTTTCATAAACTCTCAATACCTTATAAGCATTTATCCACAAAGGTATATAATCTAATCCTTCTCCAACTGTTTGAACAATAACTTTTTGATTATAAAAACCATCAACAACGAATGAGTCAATAATTGATCTTGCAATAAGTTCGTTATATTTTGCTTCTGTTATTTCTGAAGCGGTAGTTCCAAGTTTATTAGGGTCAGTATATGGTCTTACTATGTCTAAATTATCTTCAAACACTATTTCTTCATCTGAATTTAAAATCTTAACTTCATATTTTCTGTCAAATTCTATTTTTGATAATGGTATTACATATGTTATTTGTAAGTTTGCTGAAGTTATATTTGATTCTTCAACAAAGTGTTCCACCAAATCCTGTAATCTAAGAGTGTAGATATCTCCACTTGTTGGGACATCAAACTTTAGTGTTAGTGGGTATGGTGGAACCCTTAATGCTTCCATTGTTTATAAGCCGTATTCCCTTGCAACGTCTTCTGGTTTCAAAACTGTAATGTGATTACGTGTTGACCATTCTTTTGCTTCCTCTGCGGATACGTAGTTGATACCAACTTTTACTTGGCCTACACCCATCCAGGATACGTTCTTAGTTGACTTAATTGCAACTTTTTCTTTACCTTGTTTAGGTTCAGCAGGTTTTTCTTTTTTAGTTCTTGGTTGTTTTCCAACACCAATGGCACCAGTTGATAATGGAGCAAGTCCTTCAACAAGGTCTTGAACTGCTTGTTTTTTATCTTCTGGAATTAATGCTTCGCCTGGGGCTAACAATGCTGGTTGGATTTCTTCTATAACTTCTTCTACAATATCTTCAACAACTGCGTCTTGAATAGTATTTTCTTCAATTGTTTCTAGTGTTTGTAGATC